TGAGATCTTTGAACGTCCTGTAGAAGACAGAGGGGATGGCACAGGCCAGATGCTTTGGCCTCGTAGTCAACGTAAGGACGGTAAGTGGTTTGGCTTTGACCTTAGGGTTCTTGCTAAGAAACGTGGGCAGTACCTAGACAAGGGACAGTTCAGGGCGCAGTACTACAACGATCCTAGTGACCCTGACAACGTACCTGTAGGCTCCGATAAGTTTCAGTACTACGAGCAAAAACTACTGCGTCAGGACAACGGATACTGGTTCTACAAGGATCGTAAGATCAACGTATTTGCTGCGGTAGACTTTGCGTTTAGTTTATCTAAGAAAGCTGACTACACTGCCATTGTTGTCATAGGGATTGACTCAGACAATAACATCTACGTTTTGGATATTGATCGTTTTCGTACAGACAGGATCTCAGACTACTTTGAGCATATCCTACAACTGTCAAACAAATGGTCCTTTAGGAAGCTAAGAGCAGAGACTACAGTAGCTCAGGTAGCTATCGTTAAACAACTAAAAGAACTAATCAAGCAACATGGTCTGTCAATTAGCATTGACGAGTTTAGACCTAACAAAAGTCAAGGTAACAAACAGGAACGTATTGCCTCAGCACTAGAGCCACGCTACGACAACTTAAGCATCTGGCACTATCGTGGTGGTAACACACAGATCCTAGAAGAAGAGTTGTCATCTCGTAACCCTGCACACGATGACGTTATTGATGCTCTAGCTTCTGTAGTGGATATGGCTGTTAAACCTGCACGTACTGTACGTAGGCAAAAAGATAATGTCGTACAGTTTAACTCAAGATTTGGTGGAGTTTCCTTCTAATGGCTGGAACAACGATTGACCTACAGAACATAATTGATCCACATAAACTAGCTGTGGATATTGCTGACCGATGGTCAACTTGGAATAAGGCCAGACAGCCTAAGCTAGAAGAGTGGAAGGAACTACGTAACTACCTTTACGCCACAGACACACGTACCACCAGCAACAGCAAATTACCGTGGACTAACAGCACAACCACACCTAAGCTGACACAGATTGCTGACAACTTACATGCTAACTATTTCTCCGCTTTGTTTCCACAGAAGCGTTGGTTCCGTTTCGAGGCTAACGATCCATCAGCTAACGTAAAGAGCAAGCGTGATGTTATCCAGGCTTACATGCAGAACAAGATCCGTCAGTCTGACTTCGAGAACACCACCAGCAAGCTCATCAACGATTACATCCAGTACGGTAACTGCTTTGCTACTGTAGAGTTTGTCAAGGACTACACTGAGTATGAGGACACAGGAGAACGTGTCGTTAACTACGTTGGCCCTAAGCTGGTACGCCTTAGCCCCTTTGACGTATGCTTTAATCCTGTGGCTCCGTCCTTCTCTGAAAGCCCTAAGATCATTCGGTCTGTTATCACACTCGGTGAGGTAGCCCGTAAGGTAGAAGAATCAGTAGACAACGCATACATGGGCCAGATCCTAGAGAAGATGCTAGGGAACCGTGCTCACGCTTCAGGTAACGACATTGATGTGTCAAAGTCCCAAGGCTTTATTGCAGATGGTTTTGCTACCATCCAAGAGTACTATGAGTCAAACTACGTAGAGCTTCTTACATTCTACGGAGACATCTACGACTCAGAGAGCGGCGTCTTCCACAAGAACCGTGTCATTACTGTTGTTGATAGAGCCTACGTTCTCATGAATGAACAGAACCCTAGCTGGCTAGGTAAGGCTGCTGTGTTCCATGCTGGTTGGCGTGAACGTCCTGACAACCTGTACGCCATGGGACCACTGGACAACCTCGTAGGTATGCAGTATCGCATTGACCACCTGGAGAACCTCAAGGCAGATGTGTTCGATCAGATTGCCTACCCTATCATGAAGATACGTGGGGATGTAGAGGACTTCGACTTTGAACCCGGCTCTCGTATTTACCTAGGTGAAGAAGGTGACGTAGGTTACCTAGCACCAGACTCTACAGCCCTTAACGCTGACTTCCAGATCCAGAACCTAGAGAACAAAATGGAGATGCTTGCAGGTGCTCCTCGTGAGGCTATGGGTATCCGTAGTGCTGGTGAGAAGACAGCCTTTGAGGTTAACCAGCTTATGACAGCTGCTGGTCGTATCTTCCAACACAAGACAGCACACTTTGAACGTGTGTTTCTTGAGCCAATCCTTAACGCTATGCTCTCAGCTGCTCGACGTAACATGGACTATGCAGATACGATCCGTGTACTTAACGAAGACACAGGTGTCACTTTCTTTGAGCAGATCACCAAGGAAGACATCAAGGGTAACGGTAAGATTGTTCCTATGGGTGCTCGTCACTTTGCTGAACGTGCTAACCGTGTGCAGAGCCTTACCCAACTCTATCAGCTTAAGTTGTCAGATCCTACCATGGCTGCTCACTTGTCAGGTAAAGAGTTTGCACGTTTGCTTGCAGACGAGTTAGGTGAACCAGCACTATTCAGCGAGAACGTGACTGTAGTTGAGCAAATGGAAACCCAGAGGATTGCAACAGAAGCTCAGGTTCAGTTCGAAGAAGAGCAGCAGATTGCTATTGAGCAAGGACTATAATGAAAGCCGCATGGTATAAAGAATGTAAGACGAAGGATGACAAGGCCAAGGTAAAGCAAACCATCTTGTCAAATAGGGAAAGCCTAGATCGTCTCAAAGAAATCCTAGAGCCTATGCTCAAGGACACACCACCAACAGCCGACTACGACAGCCCGTCTTGGGCATTCAAACAGGCTGATCGGATTGGTTTTAACCGAGCACTAAACCAAGTGCTTGATCTTATCAACTTAGACAAGGAATAAACAATGGTATTTACTGACGGGACTGCAACCACACAGACCGAACAGACCAATGAGCAGACAACACAAGAAGCCTCACCACAGGAATCTTATGTACAGAAGCTCGTAGAGGCAAAGGGAGAGAACTGGAAAGACCCTGAGACTTTAGCTAAAGGTAAACTTGAAGCAGACGGTTACATTAAAACTCTTGAAGAGCAGTTAACCCAAATGCGAGAGGATATGAAGAAGCAAGAGTATCAAGCCCAGGTTCTCGAACAACTCCAGAATAAGGCCGCTGATTCTACCGCAGCGAAAACTGGAGAGCCTGATAATAACGGTAACACTGAGGAACAGAACACCACTGGAAACCTTAGTGAGGAACACTTGAAGAGCCTTGTTGAAAAGACACTTACGCAGCGTGAGAAGGATGCTACAGTACAGCACAACCTCTCTCAGGTTGACAAGAGTTTGGTCGATAGCTTTGGCACAGAAGCCGCAGCTGTAGTCCAGAAGAAAGCTGAAGAGCTAGGTATGTCAATGGATCGTTTACGTGATATTGCTGCTGAGTCCCCTAACGCCTTCTTCACACTCATCGGTGAAGCACCTAAGACTTTTACTAATCCCATGGTACAAGGCTCGGTACGAACTGAAGGTGTCAATATGCAAGTCTCGGCAGAACGTAATTGGGCATACTACCAGAAGCTCCGCCGAGAGAATCCTAATGAATACTATCAACCAAAAACACAACAGATGCTTATGGCAGACAGAGTGAAGATGGGCGATAGGTTCGGTAATACTTAAAACTCTCTTAGAAAAGGACTAGCACAATGGCTGGTATGATCTCCTCCAACGCTGACACACAGCGTTTAATCCGTTCAGAGGTATACTCCTCAGAACTTAAAGACATCCTCCGTGATGAAATGCAAGCACAGCGTTATGTACGTATGCTTGATGGATTCCCAGACGGTGACACATTCACTATCCCAACCATCGGTAAGACAACTGTATCTGACTACACAGAAGATGCACAAGTTGCCTACGTACCTATGGACACAGCTGAGTTCCAATTCACTGTGGACAAGTACCTGCAATCAGGTTCGTACATCACCAAGAAAGCAGCACAAGACTCTTTCTACAGCGCACAGCTTGAGGCACGTTTCGTTCCTGAGCAAGAACGTGCAATCATGGAGCACTTCGAGTCCACTACTTTTGCTTCTCCTGAAGTCGGCGTAACAGCTAACTCAGCAGAAACACTTGATGGTGTTGCTCACCGTGTATCCGGTGGTAACGCTGGTGTACTGCAACTGGAAGACTTCGCATGGGCACGTTACGCCTTGAAGAAATCCAATGTACCTGATCGTAACTTGGTTGCTGTTGTTGACCCATCGGTTGAGTACCAGCTGAACACATTGACTAACATTGTCAACGTATCAAACAACCCAATGTTCGAAGGTATTGTTCGTGATGGTGTTGCGACTGGTATGCGTTTTGTAGCCAACGTCTATGGCTTCGATGTATACACATCCAACTACTTGAAGTCCGATGTTGCTGACGCAGCCCTCTTGGAAAAAGATGGCACAACAGCTAACGACTTCTCCTCTACAAACGGTGTTGCTAACTTGTTCTTCTCTGCTGATGCGACTGCTAACCCATTCGTGGGTGCATGGCGTCAAATGCCTGAGGTGGACTACGAGTACAACAAAGACTTCCAGCGTCACGAGTATGTAACTACTGCTCGTTACGGTGTTAAGAAGTACCGTCCAGAAGGTATCGTTACAATCGTAACTAACCCTAACGTGTAAGACTAACGGGGTGTCCCTTCGGGGGCACCTCACTTTTCTATTGACACAAGTTATTAGTTAGTGTATAATAAATTAAACCTTGGCAGGGGCGATAGTATACCCTATAGGAGTTACAATGGCTAACGTAAACCACTCAACATTAACAGACCCATACCTACATGAACCTAAGGGTAT